ATAAAGCACGGCGCAAACAATAGTCGTCTAACCCGAACTCTTTGTAGCCGTCCTCGATCATCTTGTAATACCCACCATTCGGGGGACTTGTTCGGGTTTTGTCATTCATTTCATAAACCAACCAACCGCAGTTAACCTTCTTACGCCCGTATAAAGTCGGATAACCCTCCAACCTGTCAAGAGCGCGCAAACAATCGTGCGTGATCTCCCACAAAACAACGGGGCAGATATAGTCAGGGTCGGGCACAATATCAGCAACGCCGCGGAAAACTAGCCGCGTGTCGGGCAGGTAAAACCCGCCCAACGGTTTGGCCTTCGGACAACGATTAGCCATCGCGTCCCTGTTCGTGTTCATTCCATATGCCATGTATAACATTACGCGGCCTCCTCTTCCTCTGGTAGATAAGATTTTAGGCTCTCATCCGGCACATCACGAAGCAACTCTTCCAGAGATGTCGTGTCTCCAAACTCTAAATCTTTAGAGATTTGCTCAATAACTTTATCAATGATATCCATCACGCGGCCCCCTTGTGAGAGGAACCCAAGTAAATGGCGTAACTATGATCCAAGGCGAAATCAATCGCATCGTCAATCAAGACATCGTTTAGCATATTCAGATAGTCCTTGCTGAACCGCTCAACGATAACTTTTTGCGCGTAACTTGCTGAACAATGTGCATCGTGTGCAATGTACTTCACGAACTCACTAATAATAAAACGCCGCATGGCTTTGCGGTCATGGCTATTACCCTTGATGAATTCTACATTAGAGCGGTAGTGATCCTCGCCCAAATAAGAACCATCCAACCAGCAGCGAAACATACGCCGTGTCGCGTGGTTGCTGTCCGTGGTTAAGTCACCTTCTAAGTCGCGCAAGATGCGGGTTCTGATGTTTTCGTTGGTCATGTCATATACTCCGTTTTACTAGATGTCCCATATATACCCATGCCATATAGGCACGTCAAGCATAAAAGGTAAAAAAAATTATGCGTTGATTTCATTACATTATTTACGTCAGAAAAATTCACGTCAAAAGTTGACGTAGTTGATGTAATGTAGAATTGTAAACAAAACCAATGGTTTATTAGTTTACGTCAACTACGTCAAAAAACCGTTTTGACGTAAATAGTTTAATAAAATCAAAGAGTTATTTTACGTCAACTACGTCACCCCCCTATAGGGGGGGGTATATACCTTACCCCCCCTGATGTAATTGTTGATTGATGATGTTGATGTGAAGTATGGGAACTATTGGGCTTGCATGGGGCGAAGCCGCGCGGTAGAGTGTGGCAGGAAATCAAGCGGGGAAAGTGTTGTGCCGAAAGTCGGGGAGCAAATCGAAAAAGGCGGAAAGCGAATAACGCCACCGCAGCAGAAGTTTCTGGATAACTACATTCACAAAGATATGACGCAGACCGCAGCAGCCAGAGCAGCAGGATACAAAAACCCGAACGTATCAGCAGTGCAGCTTCTAAACAATCCGCGCGTCAAAGAACGCATGGAAGAAATGCGCCAAGAACTCGAAAGCAAATACGGGGTCACAATAACGAAATCTGTTCGGGATATGCAGAGACTTCGGGACGAAGCATGGGAAGCAGGGAACTTCGGTGCAGCAATCAAAGCAGAAGAACTGCGCCTGAAAGTGACGGGCCTAATGGTCGCTCGTAGCCATGTAACGCACGAAACAGTCGATAACCTGTCGCGTGATCAAATCGTTGAACAACTCCAAGAATTCATGCAGCGTGCTAAAGATCGAATGATTGACGTAACACCTGAACAAAATCCCACAAAACCCGAACATATCCCTATAACGGATTATAGCGGCGAAGCCGACGAATAGCGCCTGCGCTCCATGCGGGGCGGCTGGCGGGGTCGTAGAGCCACAGAAACGCCCCCCTCAGCGCCGATTCGGGTTTTTTCGGGTTCGGGGTGCTGAAAATTGTTCGGGTTATTCTACGGGCCTCTCAGCGCCTCTCAGATAAATCACCAATATTCGGGGTTCGGGGTTCGGGATTCGCCAGCGTCGGGGTCAACCCGAGTAATTGTTCGGGTTACTCCGTCGTTGAATAGCTGCCGGGGAGATTGCTCCGGGTCGCAGCCTCCGGGTAGAGATGAGTCCGGGTAGCAGCCATGCCCGGCAGCGTAACCCGAACAATTGTTCACGAATCGCGCCCGGAAGAAAATTCAACCCGGTGCGATTTTTCCTGTTGACATACTATACAGTGTGGGATAGTGTGGGATTATTCTAGTAGAGAGGAAAGAAAATGAAGTATTGGGAAGTAGAGCACAACGAGCAGCACTTGCGTATCGAGTGGAACGGAACCAGCAACTTTAACTTGCAAACGCCAATCGGAGGGCAGTGGGTCGATTACCATTGCTTCACTTGTTACGGAATCGACAGCGAGCAAGAGGCACTTGAGCACGCTATGGAAGTATTAGAGCAGGAGGAAGCGGCATGAAGTATCAAGTTTTAGGGTGTGAGACTGAATTTGATCGGATTACATTGCACGAGTCAGACAATTACGACGAGGCAAAATCATGGGTCGTAGGATATGTTCGGTTTGATGGACTCAAGAAATCGGGATATGATCACATCGCGATTCGGGAGAGTGGGACAGACTATAGGTCAAGGTTCGATGACTATGGGTGGACTCATTACTAATTAATCGGGCTTCGGGCTTCGGGCTTTCGGGTTCGGGGTTCGGGGTCGGGGTATAGTATATATACATAAATATATACACACATATATACACACACATACACACACATGATCGCGCGCATTCCTTCTGAATGTCGCGTTTTTTTTGTGCCGATTGGATAGCGCCGCGCGTTGGCATCCAACGCTAACCCGAACAATTGTTCCAGATAATCCCATAAAGCCCCTTGTCATATGGGAGAAAACCATGCTAAAAGAGTTTAAGGGCGACAGCTTTGCCCTACTAACTCTAGAAAAGATAGGAAAAACAATGACTTACACTTTTGGAATAGAAATCGAAACAAGCGGCGCTAGCATCAGCGCAATCAAAAGCGCATTAAGCAACGCCGAAATCCGCGGTTGTGACGTTAAACCGGACGGCACGCCAAGCGTTGACGCCGAAATCGTTTTGCCACCATTGGCCGCGTGCGATTTCGCATGGGACTACATCAAGAAAATTTGCCGCGTGTTGGACCGCGTTGGCGCGCGCGTCAATTCAAAATGCGGCTTACACGTTCACATTGGCAACGCGCCGTTGAATGATGAAACCCACGCCGTTCGCTTTTGTGGCGATAGCATTTTAGAGCGCCATAGAACTGGCCGCTATATCACAGGCGCATATGATGAACCTATGGATTTCGTCGCGGTGCAAGATATTATGTATCGCTATACGCGGCAACAATCGACAATCAACACTATGTTCCCACGTTCGCGCACCGATAACCGCTATTGCGCGCCGCTATCGCTTGCACGCATTGAACGCGCCACAACAATCCGCGAATTGACCTTTGGTAAATTCACCACCGTTAACTTGGAAACATGGGCACGCGGCACAATTGAATTCCGCCAAGCGTCCGGCACCGTTGAAGCCGACAAGATTATCAATTGGGTGAAGTTCTTGTTGAACCTAGTCGAACACACAAACACGGCACGCGTTGAGGGTGGCACCCGAACAATTGTTACCGATACACCCGAACAGCCATTCAGACGCGGCGCGCGCGTTGGCGTTCAATATTCCATGATGCGCTCAGATGGTGGCGCAACCACACAACAGATTATGGATGCAACCGGATGCTCTGAGCAACGTGTTCGCGCTGCCGTCTCTGAAATCAGAGCGCGCGTTGGTGATGCGGCTGTTGTCACCAACACACAACAAGCGAACGGCGCGCGATATGGTGACGGCACGCATCATACATCATACACCGTGTTATTCTCTTTTGAGACAACAACAGACGGCGCGACATTGTTGCCAGAGCACCGCATAGGCAACCCGTCAATATGGGCGGGCTTGTCAGATGAATTGTTCGAATGGTGGCACAACCGAGTGGAGACGTTGACGCGATAGCGTCAACACCACCTCACACCAACAGACAAGCCCGCCTAGTGCGGGCTTTTCTATTTTCTAGGGTCCCCTACCTAAGCCGAACAATTGTTCGGAAATCGGGGTATATGGGGCCTATGCACCCCCCCTTATATTCGGACAATCGGACAGCAGACCTACACAGTGTTCCCCACCTACAATCACCAGTAAAAACCTTTTTAGTCCGTATGGGACCCATGGGCCGTCAAAAAATTTTTTACAAAAAATTCCATTGACCCCTCCCGTATCTTCCCATACCGTACCATCTGAGTTGGAGGGTTTTGTATGTCTAAAGAGCTTGATCGTTTTGCTTTTGGCTTTGCGTCTAATGCGAAGGTTTTTGGTTACATTCCTCCGGGTATTGTTACGAGTTACAAGATTCAGGATGTTACTGGCGTTGTTTGGTATCGCAAGGGCCCGTTTCAGGTTGAGTTGTTTATCGTTCCACCGAATTATATAATTCCTGAGCACACTCATCCGAATGTTGAGAGTTACGAGATGTATTTAGGCGGGGACATTTTGTTTTCGCATTCTGGTCGTTGGGTTGGCGACGATGATTTGTTGCGGGTTCGAGGTTCTGATGATTTTCGCGGCGCTTTGATTAAGGTTGCGACTGACGATTTGCACGGTGGTGTTTTTGGTCCTCGTGGTGGTGTTTTCATGTCTATTCAGCGTTGGTTGAATGGCGTTGAGCCTCACAGTGTTGCGCATGATTACGATGGTGTTGTTATGGGTTCTGATCATTTGGATGGTGTTAGGGATGGAGATGCTGAGGTTAAGAGTGATTTGACGTGGCGTGATGCGGCTCGTTTAGAGGAGCATTTTCCGAATTCATTTGTGGGGGCTGTTGATGCCTAGATACAGGTTAAATTACGGCGAGAGTTTTGAGTTTGACGCTCAGGGTGCTGGTGAGGTTGTACCTGTTATGCAGGGTCGTCATCGTGTTGGTTTTGGTCATAACGAGCGTGATTTCATGCGGCGTGCTGCGATTGAGATGTGTGAGTGGAGCGGTGATAATTATTACTTTCACAGTCGTGATGCTTTAGCTGGCAGCATGTTGCGGAGTGGATTGTTGGAGGTTATTGATTAAATTTTCTGTTCTTGTTATGGTTACTTTGTAATTCAGGAGATTTTTACATGGCCGCTGTTATGACTGCACCGATGGGACCTCCTATGGGTGGTCCGATGGGTCCTCCACCCGCTGCACCTCCAGTGATGCCCAACTTGGGTGGGATGGCTCCTCCTGTGTCTGGTTCACAGGGTAGCAATTCTTCTGTTGTTTCTGGTTTTGGCGGCAGTGCGAAGGGCCGTGCTGGTTTTAAGGCATCGTTGCGCAATCGCAAGGAGCAGTTTCAGCAACGGCAGATGCAGATGCCTCAGATGCCGCAGGTTCCTATGCCACCACAGGCTATGCCTCCACAGGGTCCGGGCGCGAGTTTTGGTCAAGTTGGCGGTGCTCCTATTGGTGCGATGCGTCCTCCTCCTCCGATGCAGCCTATGGGGAATCCTCCAATGGGTGTTGCTGGTCCGGGTCGGATGGTTGGTGACAATGCGAGTGTTGGGAGTGCTCCGGTTCAGATGATGAGCGGCGGTGTTGTTCCTTTGTTTAATGGGTTAGGTCGTTACTGATGGACTACGATCTTCTTGGCAGAGTTATGTCGTTGGTTTTGAACGACAATTTTTACGCCAAGACTCCTTCTTGGGCTACGCGCAATTCTGTTTACCGTGCTATTGAGCATGACAAGTGTTTTGTTCATAGGGTTGACGGTGAGGTTGTTGGTTATTGCACATGGGGATTTTTCACTCGTAGCGAGATAGACGATGATTCTTGGGATGGTTCTGAGGTTTTTGCGCGCGATTGGTCTGAGGACTTGATTTTGTTCTTTCCGAAGTTTCAGTGCCGTGCTGGTCGCAGGGATGTGATTAAGTTCATACGGGACATTCAGCAATTTATGTGGGATAATCACCCTGAGATTGCTACTGCTGAGGGTTTAAGGTTATATCCTGATGGCAGTAAGCGCGATGAGAAGTGGCATAGGAAGGTAGCATGAGACATTTATTTGGGCCTTTGCGCCATTTGAACTTTTGGGAAATGGCTGCTTGTGAAACTAACGGCAGCGAGAAGAGTAGCAATAACGACAGCCCGAGCCCTGCACCTCCTCCCACGGTTTATGAAAACGATTACAGTGATCCGAACAGCCCTAAGTTAGACACCGACCCGAACACGCCGGGTACGCAGGTTAGTACAGTTGGTGGGCACAGCACCGACAACGACGACAACAACACTACTACGACCACGACGACTGACATACCAGAATTTGATACTTACTATGACGCGATTGATGCTGGTTATGGAGGTCAGGAGGTTAGCATTGGAGGTCAGAATGTTTTAGCTGAAACGGCTGACGGTTATACTGGCAGTGGTTATACGGCTAATGACAGTTACGTTGATGATACGTTTGGCACAGGTAATATTTACACGGAATCGACTCCGGGTGCCAGCACTGTAAATTATGGCAATACTGTTGATTACAGCGATAATGACAATGATTACAGTTACGTTGACACTTCCAACATACAGGGGATTTCTGATGCTTCTGGTGTTGATTACACTCCAATATTTGTTACAGAAGGCACAAACCTCGGCAGCACTTACGATGAGGTTCCTACTAATACTGAGTTAAATGCTGTTGAAAAAAATCTTGTTTCCCTCCACGGCTGGACAGACAACGGTGATGGCACAGTTACAAATAAAAATGGCGGAATTTACGATGGTGAATCTGGTGGGTATCTTGAAGGGTATTCTTTTGAGGGGCCAGATACTCCTGACGTTTACACTCCGCTTGATTTTGACGACGAGGATTACACGCCTACGTCTGATGAGTTAAACGCGGCTATTGACGCTGCTGGTGGGATTAATTTGACGGACAGTGATTATGCTGCGGATGTTGATTATACGACGACTGGCAGCGGCTCTGATTACACGTCTACTGCCACTGCGGATGATGATGATCTTTATGTAGCTCCTATTCCTGATCTTGATCCTCCTGCTCCACCTTCTGTTTATTATGACGCTCTTGGAAACCCTTATGGCTCGCAAGCTGAAGCGGCTGCGGCTGATGCGGCGGCTGAACAGGCTGCGGCGCAAGCGGCGGCTAATATGGCGGCGGCTTTTGATGAGCCTACGGCTGCTGAGATAGCAGCGGCAAATGCTGCGGCCCAGCGCGAGGCGTATGACGAAGACGAATACACGGTCATGTCACAGCCTGTTTCTTCGGCGGTTCCTGATCCGACTGGTTCTGAAATAAGTTACGCGGATATTTTAAGTAGTGCTGGTGTTTCTGATGAAGAGATTGACAGTATGCGTGAGAACATACTGACTGGTGACACTGATTATGATTTAGAGCCTTTGGACTTTAGTTCCTTGGATGAAACGGATGAGTTTTTAGGTGAGCTTGGCGTTGATCCTACTGACGTTTCTTCTTTAACTAAAGTTGGTGATACTGGTATTAATCTTGAGGGTGCTAATAAAACACCTTCGGCTATAACTGAGATGGCCCTTGGGATGGGTGACGGTGATCCTGATGCCTTTGATCCTCGCAATCTTGGCGGCGCTGAGGGTTATGGCCCCGGCCCTTCTTCTGATGACGATGAGACTACTGACTTTAGTGCTGTTTCTACTGGAGTTGGCGCGACTGACGACGATCTTGCTACAGATTTCAGTGCGTTTGAGAATACTGAAACAGATAGTAGCGTTGTCGGTGGCTATGACGAAGCTGGTTTGAATGTTGGCGGCGGCGAAAGCGCCTTCACAAATATAACTGGCACTCAACCCCCCGGCTCTGCGGCGCTTTCAACTAATGTAGCAAATGCAGCTCTTGGTCTTCCCGGTTACGAAAAATACGCAGTTGATTTAGATGGTGATGGGTCTTTCACATTCTTGGATTCTGTTTATGCAGCCGAAAACAATTTAACTGATGTACCTGAAGGCGAAAGCGCCTTTACAAATATAACTGGCATTCAAACCCCCGGTTCTGCGGCGTTTGCAACTAATATAGCGAATGCAGCTATTGGCTTGCCCGGTTATGATGAATTTGCGGTTGATTTAGATGGTGACGGCGCGTTTACCATGTTGGATTCGATATACGCTGCTGAAAACGGTTTAACTAGCTTTGAAGGCAACGATGATGACCTAGCTACTGACTTTAGCACGG